TTCAACTTTATAACAGTACGCCTTTACTTGCGGCGTTGATTGCAAACAGTCAACAAGCCTCAGGTGGTGTATCTTCAGTAACAGTTCCAGTGCAAGGTTCGCAATTTGTGAACGCCCAGTGGTCGGATTATTCTGGTTCATTTAACCAGCCAGCCGTCCAACAAGGTGCTTACAATGCTGAATTTGATCTGAAACTAATGATTGCTCCAGTGCCGTTTCTCGGTATGGAGGGCGCGGTACAGCAAGACGCCGCTATTATTCCATTAATTGAAGCTCGTATGAATGACGCCACAAACGTCATGATGGATGCGATGGCTACTGCGTTGTATAACAATACAACCAATACCCAACAATTTATTGGATTACCAGCCGCTGTCTCTTCGTCTGGCACCTATGGAAATATTTCTCGTTCAACTTATCAATGGTGGGGCTCAACTCAGTACGCCGCTGGTAACGTTAACCCAACAAGACAAAACATTCTTCAGTACATTTCTGGTACCGTAAAACGTGGCGCTGAAGTGCCTACTTTTGGTATTTGCGGATTTGGAACTTGGACGCTTTTGGCGCAAGACTTTGTGGGTCAAGAGCAGTATGTTATTACACCCGGAAACGGATTTGATGGTGATGGCAACGGTCCTCAAGCGGCATTCCGCGCTTTAATGGTTGCTGGTGTGCCTATCTATCCAGACCCTTATTGTCCTGAAGGTATTGTTTATTTCCTTAACATGAATTATCTATCGCTCTACATCCATGAGCAAGGTTCGTTTGTGTTTACAGGATTTGAATCAACACTGCCTAACTGGCAAATTGGTTATGTGGGCGCTGTGCTTATGATTGCGGAATTGGTATCTACCAAGCCCAAGACCATGACTCAAGTGACGGGTTACAACTCTATTTCATTATAAGGAAGTAAATTATGTCACTTTCACCCAATAAAATTCTATTAGCCAATGCGGCAACCAACACTGCTGGTGCATATTTTGAAGCATCTAACATTACTGCAACAACCGCTGGTGTCACCGTTCCGGTGGGCTTTTACCAGTTGTTGCCAACAGCTAACGTAGTTATTCAATTTAACAGTTCAAACAACTTGTCTGCGGCAACGTGGACCAATGTTGTAGCAAACAACACAGCAGGAATTGTTTGGTCTGACGGCTCTAATGTTCAAGCATTGTCTTTAGGTGGCAACGTCACTGTAACGCTGTATGGCGTAAACAGTGGTTATGCTGTCTCAGGTACATTTGTTGGACCAACCTAAGGAGTAACACATGGCTAGTCCAGATTCAGTCAGTCAGTATTACCTTGACAGTTTTGGATATGGTCGTGTGGCTGTTATTCAGGCTACTCAACTCAATACATCAGGAAATGCGGTCATTGCACTTCCCATTTTGAGTGGTGGCTTGACTAAGGGCGGAGCAACAGCCAATTCAGGCGGAATCATAATCAGAAGAATTACTCTGCAAAATCCGTCTGGTAGCTTATCAAGTGCTTATGTGTCTATTGGAACAACCAACGACGGTGCAAACCTTGTTGTTGCAAATGCCCAAGTGACACTCACAGGAACTGGTTTGTACCAAGATTTGTCAATTGCTTCACCTTATAACGGAAACACGGTTGTATCAGGTGCAGTTACTTCAGCTTTGTATGTGAACATCAACACTGTGTCTGGTAACTCCAACACTTGTGATATTCGCGTGTACGGAGACGTTGTAACTTTTTAATTTGTTTTGATAGGGGATAATTATGTTTGTAACAAATAATTGGGAAAAGCCCATAGTGTTTGACTACGCCTTTCAGGTGTACACCTTTCCGGTCAATCAAACAGTGGAGGCTCCTGATGATGCTGTTAATCACATATTTGGTTATCACGACAAAGACAAAGAACCGTATCTAACGCGACTTGGTCTTATCAAAACAAAAAATGACTTGCCTCAAGGCATGGAGATTTTAGAGAAAATTCAAATTTCTTTAGAACCTCCAAAACAGAATCACTCGTTATCCCCGGTGATGGAAAGAGTACCCCTTCCTTCCTCAAAGAGGGCGGGGGGAAATGTCCACGCATAAGATGGAAGGTCAATGGCTCAAACTCTCTCGGGTTATCTTTATCAAGTTAGAAATTTATTGCATGATGCAAATGCAAATTTCTACACCAACCAACAGCTAATTGACAATATCAATTCGGCTCGGGAAAGAGTTGTCCGAGATACTGGTTGCTTAAGAACTGTTCAAGTTTCGCAAGCCCCATGTACCCCAGTCCCCGGTGGCGCATATCCATATAATTGGGTCGCAAACCAAGCTGTCAACCTTGGTGATTATGTTTTTTCAAATATTTTTATCTATCAAGTTACAACTGCTGGTACTTTAGGCTCAACGCCGCCTGCTTACCCTAGTGGCTCGTCCACCATCTATCAAAATTACCCACCCAGTACGCCCTTTCAAAATGGTTCGGCGTATTTGCAATATGTGGCTCCTTGTGAGCAAATTCAGTTTTCTTGCTTGCCTCAAGGTTTGCAAACGCTGGACGTTTTAAATATCAATTTGTACTGGGGAAATACCCGTGTTCCCATGCGCTATTTGCCTTGGACCCAATTCAATGCACAGTTGCGTTTTTGGCAAAACTATATTGGAAGACCTATTTGTTTTTCTGTGTATGGTCAACAGACCATTTACATCTCGCCAGTTCCAGATCAGGTTTACACCATCGAAGTAGATACCGTAATATTGCCAACACCTTTGGTAAATCTTAGTGATGTAGACTCTATCAACGACCCATATTACTCACCCGTACAGTTTTACGCGGCGTATCTTGCAAAATACTACGAACAGTCTTTTGGCGAAGCCGAAATATACAAACAAGAATACACCAAGCATATGCAATCTGTACTGGCAACTACATTTACTAGGAGGATGCCAGACCCTTATTCGAGTTTATTCTAAATGGCATCCGCAGAACAAAAAAAATCATACAAGGTTGTTAAGCAATTTAAAGGCGTTAACACCAAGGCAAACCGCACTGCCATAGAAGAAGCTGAATTTTCATGGCTAGAAAATGCCATGCCTATTGGTTTTGGCAATCTTAAAATTACGCCTACATATACCAATTTAGGAGTAACTTTTGCTAACACCGTTATTTATTTAGCCTCTGTTAATCTTAATTTAACAGATTATTTGTTGGCTTTTGAAATAGATGGTCGTTGTGAATACGTTAATATTGAAAATTTAACCAAAGGCAATGTGGCGCCAATTGGAACTTTTAGCACCACAGGAAATATCAATGTCAGTCAATGGAAAAACACCGAAGCCTTAATCAGTGACCCCAACAAAGGTTACTTTACATGGGATACCACCAATTTAATATTTGTGGGTTCGGTCAATGCCATAGGAATTACAAACCAAGGCTCTGGTTACAGCTCTGCTCCTAATGTTATTATTTCTGCGCCTAACAATGCAAATGGCATACAAGCCACAGCAGTAGCAACCATTACAACCGGCGCTGGAACACTAATCTCAACCAACATCACCAACATTGGCTCTGGTTATACATCGGTGCCGTCTGTCTCGGTTAGCGGTGGTGGAGGCTCAGGCGCAACCATTTCTGCGGGTATTCAAAACGGAAACGTGGTTGTACTAACGGTTACCAATCCCGGCTCAGGGTATACCAGCGCCCCAACTATTACAATTTCTGCTCCTCCAAGTGGAACAACTGCAACAGCTACTGGAGTTGTAGATACTGGTTTAGTTACATCAGTTATCCTTACAAATGCTGGTTCAGGATACAACACTGCGCCCACAATAAGTTTTTCTGGTGGTGGAGGAAGTGGGGCGTCCGCAGTTGCTGGATATACAACATTTGCAACGGGAACGGTTTATGTGCAAATTAATACTGGTGGAGCAGGATATACAAATGCCGCTAATACCGTTGTTACGATTACAGGAGGCGGAGGAACCAGTGCGGCGGGTACAGCTATTATTTCCGGAGGAATTGTTACTGAAGTTGTAATGACAAACCCCGGCTCTGGTTATACCACAGCGCCCACAGTTACCATTACTGGGGGCGGAGCAACTACCAACGCAACCGCTACGGCGATTGTGAGTACATCTCAAAACGTGGGCATTGCATCATTCTCTGGTCGTGTTTGGATTGCCCAAGGAAGAACGGTTTACTATTCAGCCGCCGGGTCTTATTCAGATTTTATTTCTGTGTCCGCAGGCAACGTCAACATTTCAGACTCTACTTTGCACGGCAACATTCAACAACTGCTTTCTGCAAATAATTTTTTATATATTTTTGGCGACGATTCCATCAATGTATTTTCAGATGTTAGGGTAACTTCTACTGGTTCTACAATTTTTACCAATACAAACGTATCTGCTTCTGTTGGCACAAAACTGCCATACGCCATATTTCCATATTTTCGCTCCGTTCTTTTCATGAACAATTATGGAATTTATGCGCTGGTTGGCTCAACCACATCAAAAATTAGTGACCCTCTTGATGGTATTTTTACCAATATTGAATTTGCAACGCACGCTGTTTATGGCGGTCAGGTACTCATTAACAATATTTTATGCGCCGCATTTAATTTTTATTATCAAGGCGGT